GTTTCCCAGTCACGATCGCTGTACGCGCGATCGCCATTAGGTACCATACGTCTAAACCTGACAAGCTCACATTCCTCTCAAGTTTTGAAGTTAATAACGTCTTACCTGTAAAAATTTTTGCGCTCACATTCCTCTCAAGTTTTAAAGTTGACGACACCTGATCTGTAAAAATTTTTGCGTTCTAATTCCTCTCAAATCTGAAAAATTTTTGCATCCAAAACAGTCAAAACTGAAAAAATTTCTGTATTAAAAAGCTTCAAAGTTTCCTTCCCCTCTCTTCTAAAAACACCCACTTTTTAAGCAACAAACTTGACACAGAGCATCAGTTATGCATTGATGCACACGATCTCTCCTGAATCCCCCTACAAAAAGGTTCTCAAATGCTGAATTTGAAACGCTTTTCCAGCGCGCTGTTGCTCTTATTTATCGCCAGCGCAGGCGCAGATATTCGGTTTATACAAACCGGTTCGTTAGGTTGGGAATGCGTTGAAGTTGTCAACGGCAGCGACATTCACGTTTCATGGCACAACGCGCAACATAAGGCCGTTGAGTGCGCGGTCAATGAGCAGCTTGAGAATCCGAATAAGGAGTATCAGGCGAAGTCGACCGAGCGAATCCGGTTAGAAATTATTCGCGATGCCAATGGTCAAGGGTTGTTAGGTAACGGTGATGATCCTACGCCTTCTGCAAATTCAGCACCTTTCTGGACGTCGACACCTGACCCTACTTGCGAAGCCGGCGTTGCCAGCACTTACGATCTAGATCAACACACGTCTGATCCGGACGGCGACTCGTTAACGTATGCGTTGAACGGCGGATCAACGACGCTGCCGACAGGTGTGACGCTTAGTGGTTCGGACATTGTGTGCGGAGTCGGCACGTCGATAGGATCAACATCAGGTGTGATCATCGATGTGGATGACGGCACTGCGGCAGCTGTAGCATCGAGTGCGTTTACGATCGACGTCACTGATTCTGGTGAAGAAGCGGCCGACTTTACGATCTGTGACTCAGGTTGCGACTACACGTTAATTCAAGATGCGTACGACTCGGAAGCAGCACCCGGTGTCATCTTTGAGTTGCGTTCAACACCGGCAGGAACGACGGATACGTGGGACCAGGACGATTGGGACTTAGGAACGATCGACGGTACGTACAACAACCCGATCACGTTTCGAGTACGTTCGGGTGACACCATTGTCTTCACGTCGACTAACGAAACGAGTCATGAGGACATCATTGAATTTGATGATGCACACTATTTCATTATTAAAAGTGATCCCGATGGATTGCAACTAGGGCGGGACGAAACACTCAACGGTTGGATATATGGAACAGGTGCAAGTCAAGGACGGTTTGGAGTTGAGCATAGACGCTGGTTACACAGCAATAACGACCCTTCGAGTCACATCATATTTGACGGCGTTCGGGTGTACGGCGGGTCTTCTTTTGATTCCGGTTGGATCGACAACGACGCTAGTCACTTTGGGTTTTTTAACTGCGAGGTATCGCACTCTGGTGTAAACGGTGGTGACGAAGCGCCGGATCGCGGCGGGAATAATTTAACACTCAGAGCGAATAACTCCATTGTGCAGGGGTGTTTCTTTCAATTTGGCGGTCATGACAATTTGCACTTGGAAAGTCCGTATCAAGTTGCCAGGAAGAACATCTTAGACGGTAGTTGGGTGCAATACGACTCGACAGCGCCAGGTCGCGGCAATCGCGCATTTACGATGGAGGGTAGTAAAGGTCAATCACCGCACGGGCCGAATCTAGTTGAAAAAAACGTTATTCGGTTCGCTGAATCGGATTTGAATAACGATGCACAAGCCTGCGGTAAATTTTCAGGACGTCGCAACGTTGTCCGATTGAATTACTTGTACGACTGTGTCGACGGAGAAGTTTATTCCATAAGTGTGCTGCGTGAAGTCGGTGTTGCAGCAACTAACGAGATACAGATTTACAACAATACCGAAGTCGGCAATCAGATGGTGTTGGAGTCGACTGACATCAATTTGGGCTCTGATGCCGACAATAATTACTTTGGTTGGAAGTATTTCAACAACATTGCGACTGACATTAAGTCTGAAGGGTCGCAGTTTGACGGATCGCACGTTCGGGTCATTCGTTCAAACTCATCGTCGTCGCAATTTTCAAACGCTTGGCGTGACTCTTTGTACACAAACAACATCTTTTCGATGGCGTCAGGTACGTTCCGAACACGATTGACAGGAGATGCAGGTTCGACGGAAGACGGTATTGCAGCTATTGAAGCGGAGTGGACTGTTCAATGGTCAGACAATACAGGCACGGGACCAACCTTTGTCAGTGCAGGATCGAGATCGAGCAACGATTACAACACCATAGTCGCATCGTTTGAACTGGATACCGGTTCAGCCGGTATCGGTGCTGGAGACCCTCATACGTTAGCGAATGGGGCCGGTACAGCGTCGTCTTTGATGACCGTAGACAATGCGTTTCCGTTTGTCGTGTTGTCAGACCCGGACACGTACGACATGCAGTGGTTCATCGACATGGGCTACGACGTGCCGACAGGCGACTGCGTATACGTCGATACGTGGGCCGCACCGGTACGATTGACCGACATTAACTACAACACGAAGCAGTTGGTGTTGGCGTCACCGCAGACGTGGTCAAACAATGATCAGGTGTTCTTAGCCGATCCTGACGACTGTACAACGGTGGTAGATAATCAAGGAGCGCATCAATAATGCGTCAGTGGTTGATTGCGCTAGCGCTAGCACTGACAACGGTCGCAGTAAGTCACGCGCAAACACTTCGCGTTGAGTCGTTCACGTTACCGGCGACCGCGACGACGGTTGACGTGACGTGGTCGGGCGCTGGCACACCGGACGGTGTGTTGGTGTTTGGCGGGTATGCGACGGCGAACGATACGACAACGGCAGACGCAGGGTTGTCGTGCGGTATGAGTGATTTTTCGCAAGTCGCCGCGCATCACGTCAATGCGGAGGACGATCAAGGAACGACCGACGCTAATACAGCCCATGTCGAAGACGCTGTCCACTTGATCACGACTCCAGGTCTTAATTCTGAACTGGCGACGTTAACTGTTGCGACGATCACAGACGGTGTACGATTCACACGCGGCGAGAGTGGTACGCAGTACATAGCGATGGCAGTAGGTGTTTTTGCTGATGATTTTCAAGTCTTTAGTAGCGGTGACACAACGACAGCAGACAGTACGTTTAACATTGCTCATAGTTTCGGTGTCTCTCCAGAAGCAGGCATCTATTGCTATGCACAGGCCAATGAGAGTGAAAGTGCGGCTGCTCGATTAAGCATTGGGATGCATTCAGGCGGTGCATCGTTCGAGCAAGCAGCGTTTTCTTTTACGTTCGGCAATAATGATGCGGATGGTGAAGAACATGCCCAAGTTCGCAATGATCGAGTAGGATTCGTTACAAACTTCGGCGGTGGCGGTGAATCAACCGGATTTGAACTGACGACGAATGGCAGTTCGCTGGTCACTTTCACGGCACGATCAGGTGTCGCAAGCGGTGATCTGGTAGGCGGGTTTTTTCACCTACCCACAGTTGACACGGACATCATTTTGATTGATTCGCCCGATGCGACAGGTGCGTGGGCAGAGAGTGGATTTGCTTTTGAGCCGGGTTCGATATTCGGCGTCATAAACCAAATGACCACGGTAAATACAGCAGTTACAGACAATGCAGCCGCCGGCACGGCTAGCGTCTTTGCTACTGATTTTACTACAGAGCGTTCTGCAAGTATCATGGATGAAAATGGCGTGACGCCTTCCGACGCGGCTTCGCGATTGTCTACCGAACTTTGGCTGGGTGATGACGATCAAACTGAAAGCTATGCGTGTAACGGGCTTTCGGCGGAAAGTGACGGTTGGAGTGCTACCTGTGATAGCGCCAACGGCACGACGCATCTTTGGCCTTTTCTGGCTTTTGAGCAGAACGATAACATCGCCGTGCTCTACGACTACTACCTAAGAGATCGTTGATATGAAACGAGTACTGTTTCTAGCGCTTGCACTGTGCGCGCCTTTTATTGCTCAAGCGACAGACTTGCGAGCAGACACGGCGTCTACCATCGTCGTCGGCCCTATCGTCAATTCGTCCGGCGTAGCTCAGACAGCTGAAGCCATAACGCAGGCAGATGTGCAGTTGTGGAAAGAAGGCGGTACGGTTTTTGCGCAGAAAAACGAGTCAACGTCTTGCACCCATCGATTAGACGGGTTTTATACATGCCCAATCAATGCGACCGATACGGACACAGAAGGTGTCCTAGTTATACAAGTTGCTGAAGGATCAAACTTGATATGGCGAGGGAACTATAGAGTTGTCGCGGCTGACTTCTACGATGCGACCTATGTCGATGGCGATCTCATTAACAATTTCGACGTCGGAGTCCTTCGAGAAGATACGATCGCTACGGTCACATCTCAAACGGAATACGATCTGACAACGACGATTGTCACCGATGATAACTGGCTTAATTTGATAATTACGATTCAAGATGTCAGTTCAGGTGAAGTCGTCACTCGTTATGTAACCGACGTAGATCAAGCCAATGATCGGGTCACGATCAACACGGCACCACCTTTTACGGTTGCCGTTAACGACGTAGTCAGAATTAAAGATTCCGTTCATCCCGTTGCTGCATCAACATCTTACGGCGCGGCAACGTCTACTCAATTAACAAACAGTGAAAATTCTATCGAAGACACGGTAGTCGGCGTCGGTCAGTTGCTAGCGCGATCGGATGCTGCAATTAAAGCGGATCGATCGTCATTGTTGGCGTTGATCAATAACGACGAAGGAACGGGTGCAGGTGACTACGATAACGAAACAGATTCGTTAGAAGTTGCGCCGACGACAACGCGTGACGCTATTATGCGGTATACGTTGGAAACGGGAATTGAGTTTGAAGAATTCGCCTGTCATGCGATGGCTATCTTGCTAGGAGAATCTGATTACACGTCAGGTACCGGCACGGCCGTATTTCAAGACCCTAACGGCACAAACAATCGAGTGACTGTAGTGTACGGGACAGACAATGGTGATCGAACGACGATCACTTTGAACGTTGCAAACTGCGGAAGTAACTAATGTTTGAAAAATTTCAGAAAGCAGTTTTGGCCGTTTTGACGGTGCTGTGCGCGTCTGTTGTGTTGGCGCAAATCGATTCGATTCGTCAGTCACCTTACGACTATGCGTGCTATGGGCCGACCGGGTTGATTTCCGGTCATCAGCGATACGATAAAGCGCAGGCGAAATGTGTCAGTGAAAAAGTAGGTGATCCCAGCGGGGATTACGAGGTAAGGGGTGGCGCCTGGAGTATCGTTTTTAGCGATGCATTTGCGCAGTCGCTCCACACCATCGTCCCCCCAGTAGGCGTTACGGGCCTCACCTCCGGTAATGAGCTGGGCATCTTCACGGATCGTCAGGACGATCCTAGAAACCAGCTCCATGTCGATGAAGCGGAGATTTACGGCGCCGACACGGTGCCTGATGCGTTTGAAGGGTGTCTTGCGATCTACACCGAGAACGCGGATCGCGGCGATTCTAGTGCCAGCTTAGTCACCTTCACGCCCACCCAGCCTATTCAGGCGTGCGTTTGGCATCTGGATGACATCTCACTCAAGCCGACGTGGCTGGCCAGCGAGGGCTTTACCGACTACGGCTACAGTCTGATTCGTGGTTCGGGCGCGTCACAGCAGACGGCTACAGCCTATTGCGACACGCCCTCGAATGCCGCTCGAACGCTAGGCGGCAATCGTCACACGACCGATGACGGCGTACTCACCGAAGAGAACTACACCGTCTCGTTGTGTCCGGCATGGCGTGCAGTGGTTTCGGTAGCGCCACCGTCAAGTAATGCCGGGGAATACACCTTCGGTGTGGCGTCTTACCAGGTTGATGAGGGTGGAACGAGAGAGTCGGGGTTAGCGATTCGAGCAAACGGTTCTGATGGAGCGGCATCTGTCCAGTCTCGGGACGCACAAACAGGGTCATGCGTTGAGCCAGACGACTACACCATCGTTACCGATCCGCAAACGAATAGTTGGGGTGACGGAGAGAGCGGCGCAAAAGCGCACTTTCAGATCGTTGCGGGCGGTGTTGATGGCCAGGTAGACGGCGATTGCACGGTCGATTTTGAGTTCAATGATGCTAGCGCGACTGGCGGCATCGTTCCTGGTGCGATCACGACCCACACGGTCACGATTCGCGATGTCACGTCACCCTCAAATGCCGACTACTTCGTCTCACCGTCAGGGAATGATAGTAATAACGGCACTTCGACCTTAACGCCTTGGGCGACCTGTCAGCACGCTGCGAATAACGTCAGTGCAGGCGATGTCGTTCAGTTTAGGGGCGGTGTTTACTCGAACACTTACAACTGCACGCTGAGTGCGAACGGCACGTCGGGCAATCGTATCGTCTTCGAGAACTACCCCGGCGAGACGCCTATTCTGGACGCCTCACACCTACCTCAGGTGTATGCGACGCGCTGGAGCAGCGCGGTCGGGATTCTGAGAGTGACGGGTGATTTCGTCACAGTGCAGGGGCTAGAGATACGCGAGTCACCTAACTTCGGCATCCGCTGGTCGGGCGATGACGGCATCATCGACAACAATCACGTCCACGACACGATGCTGACCGGCATAGGCATTGACCGAAATGCCAATGCCAAGCGACCTCAAGTCAGCAACAACCTCGTTCACGATGCGTTCGACGATGACGGTGCTGGTGGTGGTGGCGGCGATGCCGATTGCATCAGCTTCTTCGGGACGGGTGGTGGTGCGCTCGGTAGTGACGGCATCTTCGAAGATAACGAGATGTACAACTGCTCGGACGACGGTATCGACGTGTTTCAGTCGAACAACAACATCATCCGCTACAACAAGATTTACGACATTGGTCTCAACAACGGCAACGGCAACGGCATCAAAGCGGGACCGGGTGTCAACTTCCAGTCAGACAATCTGATCTACGGCAACACGGTCGAGAACTGCACGACCGGCGGCTACGATGACAATCTGGGCCAAGGCAACGAGTATTACAACAACACGGCCGTAGATTGCGCCAACAACTACCGCGTCAATTCCAATTCGACGCTGCAAAACAACCTGTGCTTTACCGGTACGTGTTCTTACAGCTTTGGATCGTTCAATAGCTGGAATTTAGGCACCGGAAACCCGCTGTTTGTGAGCACCGATTCGGCGAATGCGAACTACCTTCGCTTAACGGAGTGCACCAGCCCCGCCATTGATGTGGGTACAGACGTGTCGAGCGAGACCGGCGCGTCATCGAACGGTGATGCCTTTGACCTTGGCGCTTTTGAGACCACCTGTCCGTGACAGAAAACTAGGAGATTACAAATGGCTATTGGCACAGACAGTGCTATTCATTTTTTCGGTACAGAGGACGAGGTGACGGTGGCCTCGCCGGGTGCGGTCAACGCCGGGGCGTTTAGCGTAACCGGAGATGTCAACGACTGGACCAATGACGATGATGCGCCGATGGCGGTGTTTAAGCTAAAACTAACAGCCGCTGGGTTGTCAGCCGCGCCCACGGCCGGTGAGCTGGTGTCGCTGTATTGCCGCCATATGGACGTGGAAGGAACCGAGGACACGCCGGTCCCTGATGCGAATTACCCGCATACTTACCTCGGGTCGTTTATTGTCGATGCGGTCGACGCCGATCAGGTTCACATCCTGACGGCTGAGCTTCCCAACTACGAAACCTCTCAGGTGTACGAGTTTTTCATAGAGAACAACATGACGCCGAATATTGCGTCTAGCGGTTGGGAGCTTTGGGTGACGCCACGAACTGTTGGGCCTCGTGGCTAACGTTCTCTCCGTACCTAGGACGGCGGGCCTACAGCCGGGCCCGGGTACGCCTATCGCTATCTCGCATCCTTTGCGTAGAGGGCTTGCTGCGGCGTTCAACGGCGCGGATGGAGCGGCTCCCGGTCACCCTATTTACGATCCGGTCGTGAACGGATATTCGGGCGGGTACGTTCATTCGTCCGCCGATAGATCGAAAAAAGTCCTATCTCGGGGGATCGTCGAGCACCACAATCCGGACGGGGCGGGCACCAACGATATTTTGATTTGGCTGCCTACCGCAAAGCACAACTTCCTAGCGACGAATAATTGGTCTTTCTTTTGCTTTGTGCGAATGGACTCGGGCAAGGGTAGTGGCAGCGAACATACCTTGGTTTCAACCTGGCAAGGAAATCAAAATAACAGTAATTACCAGGCTGATCCGTCTGGAGCCGATCTAGACGATGGGGAGTGGCATAGTGTTGGCGCGACCTGGAACGATGGAAATAAGACGGTCTCGATCTATGAGGACGGACAGTTTTCCTCATCCAGCGTCATTAGTGCCACTCACGAGGATCAGTTTTTGTTGCGGTACGAGCCCTCGGACGACTCGCAAGAGTTTTTCTTATCGACAGAGTCCGCCAACCCCAAAAGAGACCTTCATCTCGGTTCGACCGATGGGTACACAACGGACAATTTATCGGGCGGCATTGGGTCGGCTTACATGTGGAGTGAGCGAATATTGCAAGAGCGAGAAATGCTCGCTTTGCACAATAACCCCTGGTGGCCTTTTAGAGGTCCGACCGATACGGGGTCGAACATAATTACTGGTGCCGGTGCAGCCGTGAGTGCGCTTTTATTGAGGCGAAGACGATGAAAAAACTTACTACCCTTGTCACTTTGTTACTGCTGACACCACTTGCGGATGCGGGTCAAACCTTTATCAGAGAGTATGGAAGGGCATCGACTATCTCGTTCGACCTGTTTGCCACAGACGGCACGATTTCAATTTCGGAAAGCGATGGTGGTACGGATGCGCAGGTATTTTGTGGGCACACCGATGAGACAGGGACGGACTCCAACTCGGATTATGAGGATGAGGGCAGGCGTTACTCGCTTGCGTTAACTGCGGAAGAGCTTGAGTGTGATCCGTTAATCATCCAGGTCGATGCCACTGTCTATGAGAACTTATACGTTGAGACCTGTGGCTCTCCTAATGCGACGCACATGCTGTGTCCCGGTGGTGGGTACTTGACGGGTGGCACATCTACCTCAGCTTCTAACACCACGACCCAAACGCAATTGGATACGTCATTGAGTTTTGCCGATGGCGATTTAGTTGGGTATTTGATCTGTCAAGTCGAGGATGTTACCAGCGGTGACCCCAAAGGGCAGTGCAAGCCAATCACCGTTTATGCAGGCACATCGGATACTGCTACGCACGCGGCGTTCATTTCGGCGCTTCCCCAGAACGGCGAGTACATTGTTAAAGATGACCCACGAAGCGTCCAGGTCTGCGACGCGAGCGGCATATGCGAAGTCAATGTGGTTGAGATTGAGGACCTAGGCGCTACCGCTCAGATCACGGAGTACGCCGATAACGTCAGCTCGATGGATGCTGGCGTTATCACATCGTCTGTCTTTGAAACTGGCGCTATTGATGCTAATGCAGCCGCAACAAACTTCATTGGTTCGGACGAACTTGCGGATGCAGCAGCTCAAAAGATCATCGACGAGTTCGAAACACAGAGTCAGGCTGACCCGACAGGCTTCCAAGTCAATGTGAAAGAAGTCGACGATACGGCTCAGACAGGTAACGACAATGGCGCTGACATCAACGCGATTCTTGCTGACACAAATGAACTGCAAACCGACGACATACCTGGCGACATAGCGGCTCTCAATGATTTGAGTGCGGCTGAGGTGAACGCAGAGGTCGATACGGGGCTTTCGGATATCCACCTCGATCACTTATTTGCAGTCGCGTTCGACTCAGCCTCACCGCCGGGAAGTGCCACATCGTTCTACAACGAGCTAACCGAGAATGATGGCGGGTTAACGCGATTCACGGCAAATGCACTTGAGCAGGGTCCTTCGGGAGGTGGCGGCGGCGCGTCTGCTGCTGCAATTGCCGACGCTGTTTGGGATGAACTTCAAAATGAACACGCGACAGCAGGTTCTTTTGGAGAGACGGCTACAGAAATCGCTTCGATTCTTGACGATACCGGTACGTCCGGTGTAGCGCTTACACCGAACTCCATCACTTCAGGAATTATCGCAGCAAACGCGATCGGTGCGTCAGAGATTGCGGATGATGCGATAGGTGCAGGAGAGATAGCTGCAGATGCAATAGGTGCTTCAGAAATAGCATCAAATGCGATAGGGTCTCCCGAAATCGCGGCGGACGCAATTGGTTCGTCCGAGTTGGCTGAAAGCGCGAGCACTGAAATTTGGGGAATATCTTGTGAAGATCAAGGATCAGGATATTCATGTCGAGAAGTTATGAGCTTACTACTGGCTGAAGCAATGGGCACTTGCACATACACTACGGGCACTAGAACGTGGTCTTGCGCCGATCCTTCGGGCGGCGAGACACGCTTCACGCTTATCTACGGGACGGACCTTGACGGCGACAGAACCTCGTCTACGCCAACTCCGTTTACTCCGTAATGGCTAACACTCCTGGGCAACCTGAAGGACACACTCCTGGCGGTCACACGCCAGGAGGTCACTCACCTTCATCGTCTTCGTCTCCGGGCGTAGATGCAGGAGATGTGCATTTTCCGGATAAACACTTTCCAGATAGACACTTTCACGGTCGGCACTTTCCAGGCGCAGCGGCCACTGGTGGTGGCGGGATGCAACCGGTATCTGGAAGAAAACCGGTAGCCAGGAAGATCAGCGTACGTTCGGTTTCATTTGCATTGTCGGGGCTGGAGCGAGAATACCCGGTGTATCAATTTTCACGACGCGCATTTTTTGAGCGTACGGGTCACAACCCTTTTGACGGTTTATGAGGAAGAAAGATTTTCTACTTATCCTTGAAAACCCAACAGGCGTAGTTCAGGAATATGAGCGCCGCATTGATGAACCTTGGCATGCAAGATGGAAACGGTTGACCGGTGTCATGCCGAAAATTAAAGAGAAAAAATCGGTAAAAAATGCAGACCCTTCGAGAGGCCGCATTCTTTCAGCGGCTAAAGTGAGGTAGACACAAAGTAATGCTTAAGCCGGCAGGAAAAGTTGCAAGAAAACATGCATTCGATTGGATGGACGAAGACAATACTTCGAAAGTCGTTCGACGTGACAAGGTGGAAGGCGCAACGTTGCGAACTAAACGTAAACGTTTAGGTCATCGACAAGCCTTACAACGTCGAACCATGACGGATTTATTGTGGAAGCGATATCTAGAACACACATCGAACGGGCATACTAGAAAGCAATGCGCTGATGCGTGCAAAGTCACTCAAGAAACGGTCGAAGCGTATCTCATTCATAACGTGGCAGCTATAAAAGAGCTGCACGAAGCCGAGCAAGTATGGCTCAGACGCAACTGGAATTACGATCAAATAGATGAAATTTTGAATCTTGTCTCTAGCGGAAGCACTGTTAAAGCAGCTTGCGAAGCGCACGGTTACAGTGAAAAAGATCGGCTTAAGTTTTTTCAATTAGTTCGTAAAGATAAAACACTTCGCGATTGGTACGACATTGCTCGTGAAATGCAAGCTGAGAGCTGGATGGATGATTCAATAGATATTGCCGATAACACCAATGACAAATTGATAGACGCCAAAGGTGTAGAGCGAGTTGATCACGGCATGGTGCAACGTGATCGACTTCGGATAGACACGCGTTGGCGAACTATGGGTGCGCTAAATCGTAAACGTTTTGGCGAGCACAAACACATTGATCATGGTGGTGAAATTGCCGTCAACCATTCAGTTATTTTAGCGAACGCAAGAAAACGTCTTGAAAAAGTTCGTGGTACTACGATCGAAGGCGAAGCGACGCCTGTCGACACTGGAACAAAACAATCTCAATGAGTTCATCAGCTCACAGCGTGGAAAAAGTCGAGTATCAGGAATGGTCGTCTGACGAATTTATAACGCCAAGTCAGTTTGAAAAACAATTGACTGTTGATATGGCTAAATTTTACGACGATTTTCACGGTTTCGTGATGTACGCATTTCCGTGGAAAGAAAAAGGCACAGAACTTGAAGAACATTCAGGTCCGGATAAATGGCAGAAAGCACAACAAGATCGAGTTAGCAAAGCTATTAAACGCGATCCTGAAGGCACCATACGCGAAGCTATTGCATCAGGGCACGGTATCGGCAAGTCAGCAGAAGTTGCTTGGATCATTTTGTGGGCTATGTCGACACGCCCCCACCTAGCGGGAGTAATAACTGCGAATACGACGACGCAGCTAACCACTAAAACATGGCGTGAACTAGCGTTGTGGCATAAACGAACGATCAATGCTCATTGGTTCAAATGGACAGCAACAAAATTTTTCCATGTCGATCATCCTGAGACGTGGGCTTGCAACGCAACACCTAACACTGAGCACAATTCGGAAGCGTTTGCAGGTCTTCACGGAACTCACGTATTGATCATATATGACGAAGCATCTGGCATCCCCGATAAAATTTGGGAAGTGTCTGAAGGCGCTATGACTGATCCACGAGCCATGTGGTTCGTGTACGGAAACCCGACAAAGAACACCGGTAAGTTCCGAGAAATATTTACCGACGATGCGCGCTGGACGACGCACAACATTGACAGTCGTTCATGCAAGATGACAAATAAAAAAGAAATCAACGAACAAATTGCTGAATACGGAGAAGATAGTGATTTCTGTCGAGTCCGAATTAAAGGTCAGTTCCCCCGTGCAGGCTCAATGCAGTTTATCGGATCAGACGTCTGCGACATGTGCATGCTCTACGAGGCTCCCTACGAAAGCTTTTTTCAGCTACCCATTGTACTTGGAGTGGATGTTGCACGTTTTGGTGAAGACAAAACCGTTATTGCCGTACGTCAGGGGCGAAAAGTTGTTGAGTTGGAACGATACCGGGATTTGGACACCATGCAGGTTGCGGCAAAAACGGTATCGGCTATCCGCAGATATAATCCGGCAGCGACTTTTGTCGATGGGGTTGGAATTGGAGCCGGAGTTGTTGACCGCTTACGGATGCTGGGACATGAAATCATTGAAGTCAACGCAGGCGTAAAACCGGATGACGACCTAACGTATTACAACAAACGAGCGGAAATGTGGGATCGCATGCGCACGCAGATGCGAGACGGCATGGACTTACCCAATGACTCTGATCTTCGCAAAGCATTAATTGGTATTGAATACGGATTCGACGACAAAGAGCGTATGCGGCTTGAACGAAAACAAGATATGAAAAAACGCGGTTTGGAATCCCCAGACGACGGTGACGCCATAGCCTACACGTATGCAGAGTTAATCGGCGATCATACTCAACGATATTTCGAACCTGATGATAACTTTGAGCCGGGAAGAATTTGATATGGGTAGAGTTCTCACACCGCGAGGTTACGGCGACACGATCACGGAAGACCATAACGAAATCTATTTAACAGATTCGCAAGATCAAAAGAAAGCGAAACTGGAGCAATGGATTGCTAAAAAGATTGGTGAAGTGTTAGTTAAAAACTTTCCTAATAGACAATGGAAAGTAATTGTCGATTTGCCGGGACAAATGCTCATTGTAGCGTGTGACTCTATTTCGAATGAAAAAGGTTATCACATAAAAATGGCGCATCGAAACATAGAAGAACTGCAACGTCGATCTATTTTTGCTGCATCTGAAATTCTTGAAAGACACAACATTACTCGAAACAGAAAGTTCGATGCCGACATTATCGAAACGCTTCCACGAGATACGAAAGATAACGTGATTGCTTCTGATTCAGCACCGGAGCCTATTGATGGCAACTGATCAACAAATTCGTGGTAATGAAAACGTAGAATTTATGGAGCCGGGTCCAAATAAAAATATTGGCGGCAATCCGCAACACCCTACGTCACCTTCTGCAAGTCAACAACTTGAACAACAGATGGCGCCATACACCAATACACCTTTGGATAAGCCCCCTGGCGATACACCTTCTAGCGATCGTGCGGGCGGCGGCTTGTCAAGTGAAGGGCAAGACGAGCGCGTGCTTAAGGCTGAAGCGTGGTTAATTTCCAAAGCGAATGAAATATACACCGCTTCAACAGACTATCTCGATTCCAATATTACGAACACATGGGAACGCAACCTTTCACATTTTAACAGTGAACATGCGCCGGCTAATAAGTTAAGCGATAAAAAGTTTAAACGTTCTCGCGTGTTTCGCCCTAAAACGCGCACGATGACAAAGGCTTCAGAGGCGGCATTAACCAATGCCATGTTTTCTACGACAGACGTAGTGGATATCCAACCTGAAGACCCTTCTGATGTCGTGCAACGAGCATCAGCTGCAGTTAACAAAGAAGTATTGCAATATAGATTGACTCGAAGAATGCCGTGGTATCAAACAGTCATTGGCGCCTATCAGTCGACTAAGGTTTACGGCTTGTGTATCTCCATGCAGCATTGGGAGTATTTAGAAGACACGGACGTTACATTTGCGAATGACGCTGACGGCAATCTTATGCTCGACGAGCATGGTACGCCGATGGGTTATATCAAAACCATTGTCCGTAAAGATGAACTTCGATGCGACAACATAGCGCCTGAAAACTTTCGTTTTGATCCTATGTGTGATTGGCGCGATCCCGTCAACACGTCGCCGTACCTTGTATACATGATGCCGGTGTACGCGTTGACCGCCATGGAAAACATGGAGAAAACCGACCCCAAAACAAAACAACCGGTTTGGAAGAAACACTCTCTAGGGGCGCTACTGGCCACACGTCGCAAAAACTATGATCGAACACGTCAAGCTCGTGAAGGACGACAACGTATTGATCCTGCTGATGAACAGCATGGCAATGCGTATACGATGTTATGGGCGCACATGAACGTCGTCAATGTTAACGGCACTGATATCATGTATTGGACTATGGGAACGGAATTACTACTCACTGATCCGATTCCTTTGGTAGAAGCATATCCGCATCTCGATGAAGGCGAACGACCTTTCACGGTTGGCTTTTCAACGATCGAAGCATTTCGCAACTACCCTTCAGGCGATGTCGAACAATCAGCACCGCTGCAAGAAGAAATTAACGAAGTCGCTAATCAACGTCTCGACAATGTTAAATTGGTGCTCAACAAACGCTATTACGTTCGTCGTGGAAGTCAGGTCGATCTTGACGCATTGATTCGAAATGTTCCTGGCGGTGGCGTGATGATGAATGATCCCGAAGGGGATGTTAAAACCGTCGAAACAAAAGACATCACGAGTTCTTCTTATCAAGAGCAAGATCGACTTTCGACAGAAATGGATGAACTGGTCGGTTCGTTTTCACAACAATCGGTTCAGCAAACAGCGAATCGAAAAGGCGGGGAAACGAAAGGCGGTATGGACAAGGTTGCTTCTGGCGCCGGCGCTGTCCAAAACTACGGACTGCGCGTCTTCACGGAGACTTGGACGGAGCCGACACTCCGTCAGTTATTAAAACTTGTTCAGTATTACGAAAACGACGAAGTCATCCTAGCACTGGCCGGCAAAAAAGCTGACTTGGTGCAGCGTTTCAAAATAGACAAAATCACTGATAGATTGCTTCGGCAAGATTTGACGATTCGTGTCAATGTTGGCATGGGCAATGCTGATCCGGAAACACGTATTGAAAAATTACTATTCGGAATCAAAGCTACGGCAAGTTTGCCGGAAATGGCGGGCAAGCTTAAATCTGATGAAGTCTCTAATGAAATTTTCGGAATGCTTGGTTACAAAGATGCATCACGTTTCTATCGTGATGAACAAGAGCAAGCGGAGTACATCAAAGCTAATCCGCCGCAACCTGATCCTGAAGTTGAACTTAAAAAACTTGAGTTGGATATTCGCAAACAAGACAATCAAGCACGTGATGTGCGCGAGAACAAGAAATTGGAAAAAGAAGCTCAGATTGATTTTGCTAAACTGGCTATTGAAAAAGGATTTAAATACGACGATTTGATGATTAAACTTGGTATCAGTCAGAATCAAGATCGCACAAAACGAGACATTGCGGCGGCATCGAACATTACGAAAATAGATGAGATGCGCCTAAAACGAGAAACTGGTTCTGGAATTTAACGGTAAAAGGAGTATGACATGGCTGTCCCGACACAGCTTTCAAATGTACGATTTAAAGATCAAAAGGAAAAAGATTTGTTTGACGAAGCGATGCTTGGTCAAGAAGTCAGGGAGTTTTTGAACGGCACGACAGGTCAATTTTTACATGAACGGGCTAAACTGGAACGAATGGAAGTGGCGGACGAAATATCGGAACTCGATCCGTATACTCCGGAAGGAAAGCGAAGGTTTGAAAAGCTGAAATTTAGAAAGATGTGTGCCGATAATTTTATGAAATGGTGTATTGAAGCAATCACGAACGGACAAAATGCAGAAGTCCAATTAGATCAATATAGAGACGACGAGTAGGAGAATCCGACAATGTCAGACAAAGCTACCCAACCGGGCGCTGAAACGAAGAAAGAAGATGCAAATCTCAGTCCTGCTGAGATCGTCGCAAAGGCGTCACAGCGAAAATCAGCAAGAGATGAGATGTTGGAATCTCTTAGCGATCGTCAGGAAGAAGCTCGCAGACAGTACATAACTGAAGAACTTAAAAATGATCCAGGCGGCGCCGCGTTGCAAAAAGATATTGAGCAACAGCAAGCAGATAATCGTGCAGCAGCGGAAGCTGAAGGGTTGCTTGAGCCTTTGGAGAACGACGGCGCAGAAAGTGTGCAACCGATGCACGAACAGTCTGAAGAACCGGTTCGTGAGGATTTACTGAAAAACTTGCAAGATGATCCGTTGAAAGATTATATCATCATGCACGAAGACAAACCCATGTTCGTTACTAAAGTCAACGGCGAACAAACTCTAGTGCCTTTAGATGAAGCGCGTCGAAAACTGCAGATTCGCACGGCTGCAGAACTCGATTTACAAAACGCCCGTAAATTCAGTTCTGAAGTTGAAAAACGTAATGAAACCCTAACTGCAAAAGAAAGAGCTTTTGAGGAACGGGTAAAGCAAGCTGAACAAGCACCACCAGAACCGGAAGTGATAACGCCGGAGCTGGATGAAAAAGAAATTCGACAGCGCGCGGAGCAATACGTGAAAACGTCTTTCTCCGGCACTGAAGAAGAAGCAACTTCGAGTCTAGTTGATTTGTTGTTGAACACGGCACCGAAAGTGACAGTACCAGCATCGCCTTCGCCTGCTATCGATATGAACGTGATTAGACAAGAAGCTAGGAATGCCGCTACTGAAGTAGTGTCTACTCGCGATGCTGAGAAGGATTTGGTGGAGGGTTACAACGCCTTTACTGAAAAATTTGAAGACATTGCGAACGACGAAAGGCTATTTCAAATGGCGGACAGCATGACAGACGAAATTGCGAAGGAACACCCGGAATGGTCGACCAAGCAAGTTATGCTGGAAGCAGGAAAGCGTACAAGTGAGTGGGTCGAAAGTTTAAGAGGAACATCGTCTACCGGAAACGATGATGATGTAACCACGGATACTGAAGTGACTTCCGAACACACGCAACCTTCTGACACCCAAACTCGTCAACAACGGAAACAGAACTTGGTTCCAATTCCTGTAACGTCTCAAACGGCTGCACATTCTGAGCCTAAGAAGGAAGATGAAAATCGACCTCAGACGCCGCAAGAAGCGTTTCGGCAAGTACGCGAAGCGCGGGGCCAACCTGTTTAACTTTTAATATGTAACAAAGGAGGATCAGTTATGGCCGGACAGGTTTGGCAAACTGATGCGCTGGGTGGTTACATGTGGGCACCCAACTTAAGCAGAAAACTCCGTACCGCACTTCAACCTATGGTTCGGTACAGACAATTCTGTGACGCAAGAGAAGCATTTGGTAAAGGTAAAGGCGAACAGTTCGCGTGGGATATCTACTCTGATGTAGCAGATCAGGGCGGGACTCTTAACGAAACTGATCAAATGCCTGAAACCAACTTCACGATCACTCAACAGACGTTGGTTGTGACGGAGTATGGCAACAGCGTACCTTTCACTAAAAAATTGGACGATCTTTCTGAGCACCCTGTAACAGAAGTCATCCATAAGGTGTTAAAGAACGACGCTCGTAAAGCACTCGATGCATCGGCTAACGCGCAGTTTGAACTGACGCCGATTCGAGTCGTAGGTAACGCTGCGACGACGATTTCGGTGACAACTAACGGTACGCCTTCAGGGGCGCCCGCTGTTGAGTTCGGAAATGCGCACGCTAAGCTGGTTGCAGATGAAATGGCTGAGCGAGATATTCCGACTTTCGACGGAAACAATTACATGGCGATTGCACGTCCGACGACGCTCCGCGCGTTCAAAGACGATCTAGAAGCGATCCACCAGTACGTTTCGGAAGGTTGGCACGTCATCATGAATGGCGAAAAAGGTCGCTACGAAGGTATTCGCTATTGCGAACAGACCAACATCGCAGCGGAAGGCTGGACGAACTCAGACGCTATCTTCTTTTTCGGAGCAGATACCGTTGTCGAGGCGTTCTCAATCCAAGAGGAAATACGCGGTAAGATTCCGACCGACTACGGTCGTTCGAGAGGTATTGCCTGGTATGCTCTACTCGGTTATGGCATTGTCCACACTGAGGCAGAACAAGCCCGTATCCTCAAGTGGGACTCAACCGAGTAAGGAGTAGATCATGCCTGGAGGTAATTTTTATGACGGCGCCGATCGACGCGTTTATCGGTTCCCTGCTGCAGCCATTGATACCGCCGGAGTTTTTGGGCGATTCATTGGCCCACGTGGCAAAGTTGGTCGTGTTCGAGGAATCGAAGCGGTCAATACGGCTGCGGTAACGGTCGCTGCATCGTCAATTACGGTCGGTAACAACGGGGCTGTAGCTCCTGCGTCGCTGAGCATTCCTGTTTCTGCAATCAATGCTGGCACCAGCATGACGGCGGCTGAAGAAAAAGCAGCCGGCGCTAAAGAAGTTGCAGGAACGAACGATGTGGAGCTTGAAGCTGATACGGTGGTAGAAGTGGAATCCGATGGCGGCGCAACCGCTGGCGATGCCGATATCACCGTAACGGTTGATTGGCTCTAAGGAGAGCGTAATGTCTAGTGGTGATTACAAGGGTGATTATAACGCACCCAAACACAAGTCCAGCACAGTTCGCGGTGCGTACATGGGCGATGAAGACAGTGTAGGTGTAGAAGACGGTTTGTCTGCGCACGAAAAGTGTGACACCAACGATCTTCATAACGTCAAGTACAACGACGCCAAGAACTCGGTGAGCGGCAATCCTCGACAGGTTCCCAAACCTTACGAGAGTAAGTCGGTCAGCGAAAAAGGCCACTCGTTTGACATCTGTTAAACAGTGAAACATTGCCCCGCTTTCGGGCGGGGCAATTTTTAAGGAGACAGAAGATGTCTGAAAAAGTTGAACTTCTCGCGCCGTTGGTCACGCCATATACCGATGAAATGTTAGGTACACCGGACAATATGATCGATGACGATAACTGTTGCGGTGTTGAAGAACAGTTTTCCGAACAAGCCAGTTTGATGGAAGGCGTATCAGGACGCAAGTCAATCGATACGCTTTACGACAACACCAGTCAAGATAAAGTGAACGCGCCTCGGAGCGCGCGTCGCGACGTCCCTGTAAAAGGGATGACGCCAAATCATGAAGGTGTGAACAACCCTGCACCTGTTTCTACTAACGACTATGAATACCCACACAGGAGATATTGAGCAATGTCGGGCAAGAAAAAAGAAAAAGTTAAGATTGGTGAGGAAATTACGGCAGGAAAAGACGGCAAACAAACTCAGCGAAAAGACATTGAGATCGATCCGCCAAAGCCTGCTGAAAAAGCAGAAGTTGCACCGGCGATCGAACCTGAACAGATCGTTACCGTCCGTGGTACATCAGTAGGCGGAACGCGTCAAATGGTTAAGTCTGAATATGATAAATGGCAAAAAGAACAGAACAAAACTTCCGACAACGAGAAATAAGAGGACGACATGAAAAAACTATCCGACGTAGTTTTTGATCACGATGCACCGTATGAAAAAGTTCGCGAATTGAATAAAGGTGTGAAGTACGTTCAGAACAAAGTAATTTTTAATTCCAGTTTTAAAGCTATAAAACTCACGAACGAGTATCTTGAAGAACAAGAATTCAGGGAATTCAAAAAAGAAAAAGCTATTAAAGCTACAAAAAAAGCCGCAGCTAAAAAGAGACGAGCTGTTGCTAAAGATGCTGGCGATAAACTGAAAGGGTTTAAGAAATTCGACGCTCCCGATAAAGTACAAAACGCGTTGAATGAAAATGAACAAGCAAGACAAGCTGAGGAATTGGCATAGTGAATTTTTTGGGGTTGGTTCAACAATTGCATACGGAGGTAGGCGCGGCAGGCAGCGCGCCTTCTGCCGTAACATCTCAAGTGGGTGAATCCGCACGTCTTGTCAATTGGGTCAAACGTGCAGATGAATTTATCCAATTGAAATGGAATAACTGGAAATTTCTTCGAACTACATGGACTTCACTAAACACCACTACGGCAGGTGTAGCAACGTTGGCCAAGCCGACTGATCTTAAGTTTTGGGATGCAAGCAACGAGTGTGCTGCTTTTTTCTACACTCGACCGGGAGAAACCGACAAAAACCCCATTCATGTAATTGAATACGATTCAATCAAAAATCAAATTTTAGACACGACTCAAGGAGAAATTTCACGAGTCATTATAATGCCGGATAACTCGCTTATGTTTGAGCCTGTGCCGGACGCTATCTACACGTTAAGTGCGGACTACTACAGAAAGCCTACCTTACTGGCGGCGGACGGGGATGAAAGCGACATTCCCGACGAATTTCATCAAATTATCATAGGCCGAGCCATGATCTTGTATGGAAATTTCGAAAACGCCCCAGAAATGAAAGATCAAGGCGAAGAAATTTACATCGAGCAACTGGCTCTTTTAGAGAATGATCAGTTGCCGAATCAATTCAATTCACGTTACCGAACCGGCGGCTTTTTTCAAGTTATGTCGGAGTAGGTAATGCCGAGGCGTAGAAACCGTACGCGCACAAAATATTTTGCTATTGAGGGCGGGCTGGACGTCGTATCTCCAGCCGTCACGATAAAGCCTGGTCGTGCGTTGGCGATGCAAAACTTCGAACCTTGGTTCGAAGGAGGTTATCGCCGTATTCCCGGTTACGAACGGTTCGACGGCCGGCCCAAACCTTCTGACGCCACGTTCATCGGATTCAATGTTGACGACGTTACCGGTTTGACTATTGGTGACACGATTACTGGTGATACGTCAGGCGCTACTGGCACACTTATTGGTATTTGGGACGATGACGGCACGTACAGTGCTGACGCGATAGGAGTCACTAAAGTTATCGGCACATTTCAAATCGGAGAAACTTGCAATACGTCTGATTTTACAATTACGTCGAACCCTCTAACTCGATATGCGCCTAGTGTTGATCTTGAAGCAACGTTTCTCTTAGAAGCTGAAGATGAATATCGAACAGATATCGATCAAGTTCCCGGTACTTCAGTTTCACCTACGGTTTTTGCTTGGCGATTACGAGATAAAGTTTATGCGCTTAGAAGTGATGGATCAGACAACGTTCTTTATGTTGCATCAACATCGGGATGGACTACGACAGGCATTACGTTAGCTCATACAATACGTTTCGAAAATGGCGTAGCTGCTGGCGCAACTGTTCAAGAAGGTGACACACTTACAGGCGCAACAAGTGGCGCTACTGGCACGATTCACAGAATTGTACTACACGACGGTGCTTGGGATGGATCAGGTGTAGGTTATTTCGTTTTAACGAACATCGTAGGTACGTTTACTAACGCAGAAACTTTAGAATCGCCCGCAGCTACGACAATTGCCGATGCTATATCAACAACAGGTGACGTAGCTAAAGAATTTTCATTTAGCGCTGGCGTGTATCGATTCGTCAATCATAACTTTTTTGGCGGGGCAGATACGTATCGAGCGTACGGATGTTGTGGTTCTGGGGATGCGTTTGAAATAGATGAAAATGGCATAGTGTCACCTATTCATATGTTTAATGGTGGATCAATTTCCGGTTCTCCATTTCTTATAGAAGTACACCGTAATCATTTGTTCTTGGCGTTTCCTGGCGGGTCTATTCAACATTCAATTCCGGGCGAGCCGTTAGTGTTTAGTGGATTTCTTGGTGCCGGTGAGTTCGGACTAGGCGATGATGTAACTTCACTTAACAGCATGGCAGGCGACGCATTAGTCGCAACTACGTCTAACAGAACATTTGCGTTTTTCGGTAACGATGTCTCTGACTGGATATTGAAAACTATTTCCGAACGTTCAGGAGCAACACTGCAAGGAGCACAAAAACTTGACACGGTGTATTCGCTTGATGATTTAGGTATTACGTCAGTAGCACGTACTGATCAATTTGGTGATTTTGTATCGGCATCCATGTCAAAACAAATTCAACCGCTTATTGCTAACAAACGCATTTCATACGCTACGGAAGAAGCAAGTCCTGGGTTTTTTGTAAGAACGTCAGAATTTAACGACTCAACTGTTGTCAGAAGATCCAATCAGTTTCGAATCTATTTTGACGAAGGCGAATGTATTGTCATGTTTGTACCCGTTGGTACGCAAACAGAAACAAGACAATCTAGAAGCAGATCGCAACAATCGGAATTTGGTTTTCTTCGATATCCAATTCCTGTCAAAAATATTTATAACACTCAAGATGAAACAGGTTTTGAACGAACCTATTTCGTAACTTCGGATTCTTCTAATCATGGATTTGTGTTTGAAGACCAAATCGGAAGAAATTTTGACGGCAATGCAATAGAAGCGTTTGTCCGTCTCGTGTTTAATCATTTAGGTTCACCCGGGTATAGAAAGAAATTTCGGCGTGTTGATTTTGAAATCCAAACAGCGCGGGCACTCAGTATTCAAGTTGTTTCAGACATTACTTACGGTTCGCCAAACGACCCCGTCAGTACGTTTACTATGAGCAGTGCAGGCAGTTCTAGTTTTTGGGATGACAATCAGTGGGATGAATTGATCTTTGAAGAACAATCTATTTCTACCGGGCGAGCAGAATTGCGCGGTACCGGCGAGAATATAAGTTTTTTACTTTTTAACGACACGGCAAAAGCCGAACCTTGGATACTCCAAGGTGCAATAGTGCATTTCGATTTGCGTCGACTGCAACGATAACGGATGAGCTAGCTATGGCATTACTTTCTCAAGCACAAAGTCAGCTTTCGGGTGCAGATTCGTTGAATAATACGAATATATCTTATTCACCGACAACGTCTACAGGTGTGACTGTAGCTCAACCTGAAGCGCCTACTGTCCCTGAACTCTACCCTACGGCGCCTGTAGCAGAAGGACCGGACGTATCGAACATCGGAATCGATGTCACTGAAACTGATAAATCGGTTACGGAGATAGACACGTCAGGCTCTACAGCAACAGCCGAAACCGAAGCATTGCAAGATACCGCTTTGGCAGATGAAGAACTGGCACGCATCACAGCCAAAGACAGTCCGTTGCTTCAACGTGCTCGTGCCGACGCTACGCGTTATGCTAATCGCAGAGGCTTGCAAAATTCATCGATTGCCGCTGGTGCGGCTGAAGGCGCTGTAGTCGATCGAGCGTTGCCTATGGCACTGCAGAACGCGCAGCAAGCTAACCAAATGAAACAACTTGAAGCGCAACTTGGTACGCAAGTCAACATGTTTAACGCAGACCAACTTGCTGAAGCGTCTAAGTTGACTGCGCAAATGAATACAGCGCTGGCGCAGCAAGACGCGAACGCCTATAACCAAGCCGCGACTCGGATGGCTGAAATAAAGTTCACAGCTGAACAACAGCGTGCATCGGAACAGCAACAATATAACAGCCAAGTCATAGACGCAGTTTCGAAAATTAACGAACAATATCTGCGCGGCACACAGGCGATTGATTTGGCAACGATTCAAGGAACGTATCAGCAAATCATTTCGACTAACCAAACGGCTGGCAATGTCTACCAATCCTATTTGAATGGCATTGCTTCGGTTATGGACAATCCCGAAATGACGCCGGCACAAGTAGCTTCTGCGGTGAGTAATATGCAACGAGCATTGGACGGATCGTTACGTTTGATTTCGGAAATGAACAACATGGATTTTGGAGATGAGCTTGGCGGGTCAGGGCCGCGCAATACGAATCCAGGCAACGTACCTGGAAGAAATCCAACAAGACCACCAAACGGGGGTCGTGACGGCATAGGTATCACTCCAAATTATAATCCCGATAATCCGGATGGCATAGAGGATTATCGATGATACGTCCGGCTACACTCGCAGATGTAATGATGCTTTGTCAGATTGCAGAGAAGGAAGCACGCACCTACTATCCTCGCATGAAAAGTGATAAATCGAAAATTAAAAAAGTGCTAACTGAACTTGTCAGCAGTGCTCGACATTTTTGCTGGGTGAGTTGCGGCGAATCTGGAGTACCTTCGGGCGTGTTGGCCGCAATTACAAATGAAAACGTATGGGCGCAAAGACAATCAAGTAATGTGCTGCTTTGGACGGCATCTGTTCCGGGTGACGGCATAAGATTATTGGAAGAATTCAGAACATGGATCACATCCAGACGTGCAGTAAAAGTGGCAGGATTTGCAGTAGACAATGACATTGTTGATTCGAGAGTATGGCAACTCGCGTCAATGTTAGGTTTTAAACGATACGGCGGTTCGTATCTTCTCTATAACTAGGTAATCGTCATGGGACTTTTAAGCTCAATCGGCAAAGTGTTTAAAAAAGTTTGGAAAGGCATCACTAAGGTATTTTCCAAAGTAACTGAAGCCGTAGGTAAATTATTTAGCAGTAAAATCGGCAAGGCTTTGATGCTGGCTGTGACAGTGTTTAGTGGCGGTGCAGCGTTACTAGCTGGTGGCAAAGGGTTCATGGCCGGTAGTGGCGGTTTTATTTCTAAATTTTTGAATGGTGGCAAAGCCTTTCTGAATTCATTGATCGGTACCAAGTTCAATGTCGAAGGTGCAGGCGGTATGGGTGCAGCAACGGGTGGCGCGACCGAAGCGGTGGCTGACTCTGCTTCAGCAATCGCTGAAGATCAAGCGCTCAATGTGGCCGAGATCATGGAAAAAGGCGGCGACGCTTTGGGTGGTACGGAACAAGTCATGGGGTTAGCGGATGGCGGTACAGCCGGCATCGGCGAAGCAGCGTTACCGATGGGTGGCGCTAAAACGACTTCCGGTACCGGTTCATTGGCAAATGCTCAAAACGTACTGAATACGGGCAGTTTGCAAACAAAGGCGGGAAGCATACCACTCGGACAAGCGGCTGAAGAAAGTTGGTTAACGAAAGCTGCTAAAGCGGCGAAGAATTTTGCTACGTCGGACTTAGGCAAAAACATCATTGGCAACGCAATGCAAGGGTACTCTCAAGGCCAGCAAATTCAGGCACAGCTTGATCACGATCGACGCTACGACAAGATGTGGAGCAATCCCAACAATCCAGGGATGCAAGCTTTGGAGCGGTTTGATCACGGCGTCAATGTCGAACGAGGCCTAGCTGGCAAGCCTGGACGATTCGCATTAAGCCAAGCACGACAAGCCGGTTTGTTGACACCAACAGTAACGTTTTAACAGGGGACGATTGTGGGGATTTTAGATCAAGCAGCCGGCCAAGCTGGCATGCCAGTACCGACAGCCGCTCCGACGCCCGCACCTGCGCAACCTATGTCCGCGGGTCAGCCTGCGAGTCAGTCCTCAGCACCGCCTCAGCCAATGAGTACGGCTGAGCAAGTTGGAATGGGTTCGAACAGTGGTGGCAAAGCATCGGAAGGTATGGCACCAAATATCAAGGAAGAACAAGCAACGCCGGAAGAACAAGCCGAGTACGAACGTGCGATGTTGGCGTTGACTAAAGTGCTTTACGCTAACGAACAAACGTCGAAAGCGATTGTTGATCAAATCAATCCAGAAGATAAAGTCGATACAACTTCAAAAGCTGCGATGTTGGTTATCAATCAGCTTGATCAAAAAGTCGATCTCGATGAAATCGTTGTGGCACAGATTACGCAAGAAAGCGTGGCACGTATTATCGAGTTGGCTGAAACACGCTATAACACGGAGTACGACGATCGGGAACAGCAAGCTATTCTCGGCACAGTTTGGGAAGGTGTGCAAACGATGTTCGGTGTAGAACCTGAAGATACTCAGCAAGCTGCAGCAACGGTAGGCGCCGACAATATGGGCGCCCTAAAACAGACGTACGAGGCCGCACTCAATGGGTAGTCTATCTTTAGCAACAACGATCGGTGGCGCTGGCAGAGGTATCACCGATACGGTCAAAATGCAGAACGAAAACAAACAGCGCGATCTCGATCGAGAACATCGCGAGCGTCTTCGTCAAATGGCTGATGAAGCTGCGATGGAGCGTACTAATCGTACGGGGGAGATTCAAGGTGCGTTGTACGGAGCTGAACGTGCTGATCAATTAGCTGATCGTGAAGATGAAAGAGAGTACAACTTACAAGTAGCCGCAACTTCTCGTGCTGCAGAAATTGCTGATCGCGAAGATGAACAAGCGCACGAGTTAAGTGTTGAAGATAGAAAAGGTGAAAATCAATACAACTTAAAACTTATGGATATGTACGACAAATATACGAAAACGAATTCTCGTACAACAAAAGACGGTAAGTGGGAGATGAAAGTTCTCACTAAAACAGAGATGGGTGCGAACGGACTACCTATTGAAGTTGATACATTCGTTGTTCGTCAACCGGGCACACCTTTTTCATTAGAACAACACGGGCTGTATATGTTGCCGCACAACTATTCACCTGAAGAAATGGAAGCGACGCTAACAAAGGCCAATAACATGGACAATGTCGGTCAATCGGACATGTCAGCGCTACTTGATAGAGCAGGTACGGAGGAGGACGTATCGTCTGAGTTTCTTAAAGTGTATGGGTTTTTGCCTATGGATTACTTTCGAAAAGTAAGTGACGGGGCTACAAAGAAGACGTTTTCTGAATTTAAAAAATCAATTGAAAATTCTGAACCTGAACAAAAATCCGGTACATTGACGCAAGCTCGATCAACATTGATGAACGCCCGACCTGTACCGGTAAGTATGCAGCCGGAATCACTGCAACCCGCGTCTATTGGCCCGTAATGGATTCCAGACTTCCAAGTCTTATGGAAGAAACACGAGCGTCGCCGTCTTCAGGTGAGGCCGGTTCACGTCTACCGTCTTTAGGCGGAACAGGAGAGCAATACACGCCTACTATTGCCGAACCTGAACCGATAGCGCCGACCGAAGACGATTACGGTTGGGGCATCACAACCGCGTTCAAGCGCGGTTTCGAACGACTGCGTTCACTGCCCGATGTAGCACAAGGCGACTACGAAGAATTAGCCGGTCATTTCCAACGTCTTGACGAATTGCAGATGTCGCCGCATGACCGCGAGCGAATGGAGACGCTGCAGAACACGGACGGCATGTGGAGTCAGTTCGGCTATCTCATAAAAAATCCCGCACTCGTCAGTCAAGTCGTGGCCGAATCACTACCGATGTCCGTCGCACCACTCGCTACAGGTACGGTCGGCGGATTAGCTGGCTCGATGGTCGCGCCCGGTCCCGGTACAGTTGCCGGCACAATGGGCGGTGCTGCAGCCGGCTCCTACGCAACGGAATACCTGAATTCAGTTGGTGAGTATTTCGGCCGTCAGCAGATAAACACATCGGACCCTAACGAGTTGAGACGGGCATTCAGTGATGACGAGCTGATGACCGATGCCCGACAGTTTGCCCACGATCGCGGCGTACCGATTGCCGTCTTCGACGCTCTGTCGTTTGGATTGGCCGGAAGACTTTACAAGCCTGCCAGTTCGCTCGCCAAGGCGGCTACTGGCCGTACGTTAGGCGCGGGAGCCGTTACCGAGATCGGCGCTCAGGCAGGCGCGGGCATGCTCGGCGAGGCCGGAGCACAGCTTCGCTCCGTGGGCGAGATTGAGGACACGGCCGGCGTCCTGCTTGAAGGCGTCGGTGAGATCGTCCCTGGCGCTATTGAGAGCGCAGCTAATGCGGCACTGCGAACCCGTTCCGTCGAGACCGAAGGGGATGCACTTTCGCAACAACTGGATCAGGACGTCACGGCTGAAGAAGAAGCGGCCATTTTGGCTGAGCTTGAGGTTGAGCCGATCACGGCCGAACCCAAAGATGCGCTTGCACGGCAAGCTGAAGGCGCTCAGACAGCTCAGACGGCCGATCCGGTCCCAACCGCCATAGAGTTTGAAGCTGGGGCAAAAGTCGCTGAGCGGCAATCTGAAGCGTGGCTAGAGGCGGAATCGACCCGAGAGGCCGTCATTCAACGCCATTTGCGCGAGATGGAGGCTCAAGCTGAGATCAGTCGCGGTGAGGCCGCTGCAGAGGTAGCTCCGTATATGGCGCCTGAGACGGCCTCAGATGCGTCAGGAGCGCCGCTCGTGTCAGCAGAGCCGATGCCCGGAACATCCCTTGGCGACGCGCTGCGCGATGCTGGCGTAGCCACGCCGGGCGTATCGACGGAATCCGAGGCCGACACCGCGACGACTCCACTTGAAGACACCGAAACGGTTACACTTGAAACGGATATAGAAGCCGCCGCGGCTGAAGCTCAGACCTCGCCTACGAACGAATTGCCGGAGCCAACTGAAGCTCAAAAGGCGGCAGGCAACTATCGAAAAGGGCACGCCCGAATCGCGGGTCTCGACGTCTCGATTGAAAACCCGCAAGGGTCAACACGTCGCGATGTGACGTTGAAAGATCACTACGGCTACATCAAACGGACTGAAGGAGCGGACGGCGATCACGTTGATGTTTTTGTATCGCCTGAAGTTAAACAAACAGATCGCGTTTGGGTCATCGATCAAGTCCAAGAAGACGGCGTCACATTTGACGAGCACAAGGTCATGCTGGGTTACGCGAATCAACTCGACGCGGTGCGCGGTTATAAACGGAATTACGGCAAAGACTGGAAAGTGGGGCCGGTCACTGAAATGTCGCTGCCGGAATTCAAAACGTGGCTAGTCCAAGACACGACAAAACCGATCAATGATCCGAAACCTTCTCGATTAGGACGGAAGTTCATACGAACGCAAAAAGGTCATCTTCGATACAGCCTGCCTAGAGCTAAAAAGGCCATGTCTTCGGATTTGAAAGAGGTAGCTCCGGGCGTTGACACCAGTATTGTTGAGCAAATGTTGACAACACCTACTGGAGATAGAGTTGATACAGCACCGGCAAATGCACTTGTTGAACAAGTGCTTCGATTGCAAAATCTAGAAAAAACGTCGTCGGTGCAGATGACCGCCGCAGTCGGTAAACAACATTTGAAATCGTTTCAAGCTTCAATTCCTAATGCAAAAATTGAAGTACATGAATCGTTCAAAACATTTGAAAATAAAAACGTAAAACAGCAAATGTTGAAAGACAAACGTTCAAATGTTCGAGGCGTATTCGACGTCGATACCGGTACGGTTCATATTTTTGCAGATCAACACGCAAGCGCAAAAGAAATTACACAGACAGCGTTACACGAAACAGTTGCACATGGTGGACTTCGAGCACTATTTGGCGACGGTTTAAATACGTTTCTTGATGGAATGCACAATAACTTAGCCGGTAGCACACAAAAACGTGTCAATAAAATAGCCAGTCGATACGGATTGGATTTGAAGGATCGTCAGGATCAACGCACAGCCATTGAAGAAGCAATTGCTGAACTTGCGGAATCTGATCCTAAAAGCAATGTAGTTCAACGCGCAATAGCTAGCGTACGGAAGTTGTTAAGAAAACTGGGTGTTGTCGAGGAATGGACGGACAACGACATCATTGCCTTGTTAGCTGACGCACGTAGTGCAATTGCCGAAGGCAAACCAGTTAGCAAAGTCAAACTAAAAGAGCAAGTCGAAGTTCAAGAAACTGGAGAAATATTCGACATAGAAACTGATGCTGAAATTGTACTTAGACAACATGACAAACGCGTGAATGTGATCGCAAAGCTTAAGGATTGTCTGTGAAGAAAAGAACAGTCAGTGAAGAAGAATTAGGTCGTATGAAAAAACGCGGCGGTACGCGCGTTAGACGAAAGCAAGGTTCTAAAAAAGCTTCGCCGGAGCCGGAGAGGAAAGACGTTGAAGCTTTGTCGGGAGTGGTAGCGTCTGAATCTTCGGCTCCGGCAACTAAAAGTGCAGAAGATACTATTGCAACGGCTATAGCAGAAACATTAAAAGTACAACGTGCTGCAATGGCAGCAACTAACGTCGTTCGCGATGTGCATTTAGAAAAATTAATCGAAAACAATACCAAGGTAATAACAGCTTTTAAAAAAGAATTGCAAAACACGGAGACTTCAAAAGTTCAGACTCCGTGGCGACATAAAATCCGACGTAAACGAGATGGATTCATTGATTACATCGATTCTTTTCCAATAGAAAGTAAGGAGATAGGCTAATGCCTTTCGTAGCAGCAGATTGGAGTATCACCCGTGCGAACGGCAACGTTCGATACATTGGTGATGCTCACGGCGGCGCGAGTCCGTCATATGCAACCGTTATTGAACTTCACAGAGCGTTGGCAGATTTTGCAGATGACGCTAGCGATTCAGGAGATGATGAGTTGAGCATCATTGATCAGACTCCGTCTGATCGTGGTGGCGCTGACACCAACATTACGTTGCTCAACGGATTCAATATCGACCAAACTGCTTCAGAACATCTTTACGACGGTTCTATTACTCAAGCAGGTGGCGACGAAATTTACGACGGTATTCAATGTTTCGGCAATGCCGCGTCTATTCAAATTATTCAAAATGGTGCTCGATTAACTAACGATTTTTGGAATGAAGCCAATATGACGGCGGCGGTTGCCGATCCGGTATCTTCAACCACTCATCGTTTTCTTGTACTCGTTCGTACAGGTGGAGCTGATATTGATGGACGACGTCTGTTAGGAACTCAACGTGTTCTGGGGACTGTTTTTACTGAATTCTTTATTGGTGGCGGTACTAACCGGGGCAATAATACGCTTGCATTGACGGCCAACCCAGACGGTAATAACCAGACCGCAGCCGGAACAATTGCTTTGTGGACAGATATCGTTAATGACAACGAAGGCTATGTCGGCATAGACGCGGACGGTGATTCAACTGACGAATTTTACTATTCGAATTGGGAACTTGGGTCTCGATCTAAAAACGAATTTTACGAACGCGCTAAATGGATTCAACGAGAAGGCACAGCGGAAACACTTTACGGGCTTGCCGGTGATATTTTTCGCGGCATTACACATCAATTTAACTACGATGGTGAGTCAGGCGGCCCGTTTACTGAACCCGAACAAATTTCATGGACTGGCGGTATTGGTCAGCTTTTAGCGATTGATGATCAAGGTGTTACTGGTACTATCTGGATGCAGTTGCTTACGGGACAAGTACCGAGTGATAACGATACGATCACTGGAGCGACATCATCTGCAACGTGTCTAGTTAACGGGTCGATCACGGCTAGAACGCTATCTCCTACGTTCGTAGGTACGTCGACCGGTTCGGCCATAAACCCTGGTGCGTTCGGTCTCGGTATTGGTGCTGATGATCTGACAGTTAACGATTCGCTGGTCGATTTGACCAATACAAGTCGAAACCCGCCTAACAACGTCAGCTTCAGTGTATCTAACTTAGTGTCAGGTGATCGTGTGTTGGTTGGGCCGGAAGACGGTGCCGGTGGGTTGGACCTCGATCAATTTGGACTGCAGACGACACTTAACGGTGCCACGGTAACGTCTGTACAAATTGACGCGACAATCCCTTCGGACACGCCATCCTCCGGCACGATAAGAATACAAAACGATGAAGGTCGTTACGTTCGCATTCCATACACGAGTTATTCCGGAGACACGTTTACTATCCCGAGTTATGATTTTTCAGGTTCGGGAGATAACGATTCATGTACTGCAGGAAATGACGTATTTATAAGCTACATAGACACAACTACTGTAACTACCAGTGAATCTTTTACTTCGGTTTACAACGCTGATAGGGATTTGTTTATCAGGGTTCGAAACTCAACCATACCCATTAAGACGTTCGAGTCGACTGGCGTACTAGGCAGTGCTGGCGGATCGTCAACAGCGAGTCGTATTAGTGATTCTTAATGGCGTACAGAGACGACATAGCAGCGCTTGGAGCGGATCATCATTATCCTTTTGAAGATGATTCACTTGATGAAATAGGTTCGGTGAACGGCACAGATACGTCTGTGCTGTACACCGGAGCTGCTATTGCTGAAGATGCAAGTAACTCTATGGTGGTGAATGCACTTACCGACAGAGTGACGCTTGCAACAACAACCGAAATAAACAACTCAGCGCAACAGCGCAAAGCCGTCTGTGGTTGGTACCAAACTTCAGCATTCCAAGCGCCGCCAACTCGTATCTACGGAGAAGGCGATCAAACAACTTGTTTTCAAATCGTGATGGGATTTGGAAACAACCTCATGGCTGAAGTGGTCGAGCCAACTAACTTTGCTGATGGTTTGCAAATCTATGGTCCTGCCGCGGTACCGAATAGAGCTTATCATTTGTTGGCTGTTTTTCTAGGGAACACTCAGGGTAATGAGTTTAAGTTTTTCGTTGACGGCGTAGAAATGACCAATGCCGATCCTGTTGATAGACAACCTGATACCGCAGACTTGAACTCTCGCGGACAAGCGATTTTTGCCGACCCATCAGGCACGGTAGGCATAGGCGGCGGCGTTGTCATTCAGCAAGCGGCAAGAAACGGTTTGTATAATCATTGGGCAACATGGGGTGATGAAGCTGATGCTGATCTTACTGATACGGAAATAAGGGAAACACTGTTTGAGCGTGGTGCTTTAGCTGAAGATTCAGTGACGACCGGAACTGAAAGCGCTATGCAAACAGCACTCGACGCATTGATTGATGCTAGAGGAAATTCTGCACTTAGCATTGAGATTGACGCGGTGACAGGTGGTGGCGACTTTACGTTAACTACTGAAAAAACATTTGACGAACTTTGTAGTATGCATTTTCGTTACAACGGAACAGCTGATACGTTGACTCTTGTCAACATTAGCGGAGGTGACGCTACATCTGAAAAATCAGGGGCGCCGTTTGGCGGAAACATAGTTATCGCAAATCGTCAGACGTTAACAGTTACCGTAATTGATGCTGTCAGTGGAACTGCTATTGAAAACGCTAGAGTTTATATCGAAGCCGATACTGGCGGAGACCTTACCGTAGGCACAGTTATAATGAATGAAGTGACAAACAGTTCAGGAGTGGCAACTACTTCGTTCGATTATACAAATGATCAACCCATCATAGCTAGAGTCCGTAAAGGCACTTCATCGCCGTACTACAAAACAGCACCTATTGGCGGACCTTTAACTTCTAGTGCATTAAACGTAACTGTTCTTATGGTGCCGGACGAATAATGGCTGCCGGAGACCTATACATTCGAAGAAACAATACACTTACAGCGTCAGTGCCTAACGCGGGTACCAATCTTGATGCAGATTGGGACGTCGTAGTTCATAACGTTGGCAACATAGTTACGTATTCGAACCCAAATTTTCAATTAGATATAGGTCGCTATTTAGTTTTCCATTCTGAAAAATTTGCAACAACCAATACGACAAATAACGAACGTATAGAAATTCAAGCCGAGCTTCATGAATCTGGTGTAGGTGTCGTCGGCGGGTTTGCTCAAGATTACATTCGAAAAGTTTCAGGACAACAGGAATGTATAGTTTCCGGTTCGTTCATGCTAAACGTTACGTCCGACAACACTGATTATTTCGTTCGATACTACAGAACAGACAATTCTACAACGGGTACTGTTGATCGCGTTCCAGGAACCGGAAGCGTCATGATTCTGGAGCTTGACGACACTGACAACTATGCGAGGTATTCAAACTCCGGCACGCAAACAATAACAACTACTGAAGCGGATATGACGCTCAATACGAACGACGAACAAGACACCGGATTTAATCGTTCAGGAAATGCGATAACTGTAACAAATGCAGGTCGATATTTTGTCCATTATGAAATGGATTTAAGTATGACGGGGACTGCAAGAACGGAAGTGATAGCGTTTTTAGAAGCAAACGGAACGCCCATACCAGGGACGCAATCCGCTTGCTATATGCGCGGCGCGGATGGTTGTCAAGACGGCGCTTTGTCTTGGAGCGGCATTGTCGACCTTTCGGCTTCCGACAGCATTGTTGTTCGTCACGATCTAGTTGGCGGTTCGACACCTACTATTCAAGCCGGGACCGCTATTCTGCAGTTTTGGGAAATTCCTAGTGCTGGCGATACGGCGATTATGGAAGCGGCGAACGGAAACTGGAATGCCAATGGAGATTTTACGTTTGATACACTTCCTCAAATCGATGTCACAAGTTTTACGGCAACGGCTGGTAACGCAAATATCGATGTAGATCAGCAAGACTACATTCTCGCATTCGCAACAGCCAGTCAATTAGCTCCGGATACGCCGCAACGCGCATATCCAGAACTTCGCATAGCTGTTGAAGGATCGGAATCTAATACTGGTGCAGGTGGTTATTACCACAGAAACAGTGGTGGTATAGGAGCTGCCGCCGCTTCCGTATTCGACATCCGCATTGTCGCAGCGAATGATTCTCTAACTACAAACATAACTCCGGTAGCAACTACTGGAACACTAAACAACGATGCAGCGCAATTTGCCTTACTGTCGTTAGAATCATTATTCGGACCGTACACATTTCCTCCGTTAATAACAGATTTCAATACGACCGAACAATTTATTTGGGGCGCAGAAAATCTTGTTATTACCGGTTCAAATTTTGGCGCTACACAAGGTTCTGGAATAGTAGAACTTTGGGATGATGAAATAGGCACGACACAAGTTGCACAAACTGTCGATTCTTGGGCTGACGGAAGTATCACCATAGATATGGTTCAGGGAGCACTGCCAAACAACACGACAATTTATTTAGTTGTTACTGAAGACGGCGGAACTGAAAGTACGCCATTTCCAGTAAATGTCGGATTAATCCCTTATCACGAACTCATAGCCAACACATTGCGAGCAGATCACTATTGGCGTCTTAACAATGTTTACGACGATACAGGAGATACCGGGCCGGTTCGAAATATGACATCAGGAGTCGTAGGTACTTGGACATTTAATGCTCAAGAAATTTCTGACAGTAATACGCACAGTCTTAACTATAACAATGTTACGAATCGTCGCGAGATTGCTGATTCAGTAAACATGAACGTAACCGATACTCACGTAGAAAGAACCATATCTTTTTGGTTTCAACCTAACGAAATTCAGCACGAACTTGCTTCGATATGGAAAGAAGGTGGAGGCGTTCAAAATTTAGCATTTCTTATTGGCTATGGGAACGTCGTTCTTTGGCAACTTGCCGATGTAGCCGGAACTAGAGACAACGTTCAAGCGTGGTCTGATTTCAGACTTACCCCTGGACGGCCATACAATATTGTTGGCCGATATTCGAATTCAGACAACCCCTCGGAATCCCGACTTTATATTGACGGCGTATTGCAAACAGATACAGACGGCAATCCGATGACTATAAACATTTTTGATACACATTCAGGAGACGTCACGTGGAACGACCCGGACAATAATCTCGAAACCGGCGGTACGGACATTTCATATAACGGACTTGCTGATGCGCAAATAAGCGACTTTGCAACATGGTCTGATAATTCGGCAGGTACTAATGCAGGCGGTTTAGACCCAACTACGGAGATTAGGGATATCCTTTTTAGACGTGGCGCTATTCCTGACGACACGATCGTTGCAAACACAGAAGTTAACATGCAGACAGCACTCGATGCCACTGTCGATGTAAGACCAGATTGGCCTCTAAGCTATCGCATTGAAGCTCCAAGTTCAGGTGGTCCTGATCTTGAACTCACTATGAACGACAAAATATTTGACGCTAGAATAACTGATCATCTTGAATGGCGTGGCGTCGGCACATTAACCATAGTAAGACCTTCAAGTTCTAATTTCGATGAAAACCTAGCGTGGTCTGCTACAGGTGGAACAATTTCTGTCGTAGATTTGGTCGATCTTGAAATCACAGTTAGAGACATCGATGACAACTCGGCTATAGAAAATGCCAGAATTCGCATGACGGCAGATACAGGCGGACCAGAAACAGTTGGCACCGTCCTTTTAGAAGGTCTTACTAATGCGAGCGGACAGCTTTCAGGTACTTATAGATTCAGCTCTGATCAACCGGTCACTGGCAGGATCAGAAAAGGATCAACATCGACGTATTACAAAACTGCAGGCATCGCCGGAACGATAACCGACGCCGGACTTGCTTTAACCATTTTCATGATTAAGGACGAATAATGCTGACAATCGACCCAGCAACTCGCATTATTTCAGTCCCGCAATCCTACCTTACACTTGTAGCAGGAACGCTGTACACACTGGATACTGATCAATTTCGAATCGACGTTTTGGATTTATTGGACGATGAAGAATTTATTTGGCTTCCGAATGCATTTGTTCACAATGGTGAAGTTACTGTTGCCGGAATCACCTACTTCAGAACTATAGAATTCATCAACGGATTCATGGTCGAGTTTGAAGACGGGCAGTATTCGGTGCGCTTAGAAGGTAGCAATAACAATATCTTTGACGTACAAAATGGAATCTTGGTTCAAAACCAAGTACAAGTCATTCCTACGAATTCAGCAGGTGGACAAATCATTTCGGCAGGTTCTGGTCTTTCAGTTGAACAAGCTGCACAGTTAGCAGAAGTGTGGCGACTTATGGGTCTTGATTTGAACGATCCAGTAGAAATACGTCCAGATGGAATTGATTCGGATAGCGGTGATATTGATATCGACTTTTCAGGTGATGGTACGACATTGACTCGTATGGAACGACAGTAGTGGTTAACCAACCGCAAGGACATACGCCGGGCGGGCATTCACCGTTAGCAGGTGGTTCAGGGTTTGCCGGCGGCCCACTTGTGCCGATTATAGTGGCGACACACGGTCTTCTGACAAGTCCTTTAAGCGTAGGAGCGGTGCGCGGACGGTTACGAATAAAAATTAAAACTGAAATAGATAAAGCTCGCGGCAGTGGAGACAGTTCTGCATTAAGAAAATACGTTACTAAGCACGAATTACAACAACTGTTAGAACGTGAAGACGAAGAAATAGTACAAATCATAATTGCATTTATGGAAACTCAACGATGACTTCTCTCGCGACGTGTATTCGCAAAGCTGGCAAACTTCTTACCAAAGAAGATGCAAACGCTATCCGTGAAATCAGAAACGACTTAATTGCTGTGGGTGCTAAAAAAGCTGAAGCAGACAGCCAAGCTATTAATGAATATCTCGATACAATGCAGTCGGAACGAGATCAAATTGTAAAACAAATAGAAGCGGAAGGCGGTACGTTTCCAAAAAGCGGGTCTTCTAAATTTTCTCAGCAAGCACCAGAAAAACTAACTATCACAGAAGTTCCGCTTCGATATAAAATTGAAGACGATTTTATAGAAGCATTAGTTGAAAAGCACAGCGATCATCCTCAAGCGCAACTCAGTAAAATGGGCGCACTGGTACAAGATATTAGTGAGCGTTCCGAACCTGGAAAAACGCGTGAAATTTTAGATAAAGCAGGTGACACGTCGAAAGAACTTATTCTCAGTGCGATGCCGCAGTCTAAACTCAATGAAGTTATCCGTAACGCCATGTTCAGTGTGCATGAATACGTTCGTACGATGAAGCGTATGGACGGATTCATAAATGAACGGCTAGAAGAACAAGCAGAAACGGGTCGTGTGTGGCGAACGATGTTTCGCAAAGACAAAAAGAATGCAGCGTTGATGGGTGAAATTATGCACGAAGCAACACGTGCAGCAACAGACCCAAGTAAGCCGTTCACCATGCCAAAAACGTTCGATAAGATGGATGCGGACAAACGAAAAGAATGGATCAAGCGACGACGTGATCACGCCATATTAAAAAAGGCTTGGGACCGATTATCACCAGAAGCACAGCAGCTCTACAAAAAGGTACGAGACGAATACGCAACGAACAGAACTGAAGTACTTAAAGCACTTGAAGAACGTATAAAGCAGACTGAAGCAGACGACATGGCCAAAGCAAAGCTTATGGCTGAGCTGCGTTCACAGTTTGAAGCAGGTCGCGTCGATCCGTACTTCCCGCTCACTCGGATCGTGACTGGGAAAC